CGGATAACCAGCAAACATTTCAAGTGTTTGCGTTGCGTCTTCGGTTAGGAAAGGGTCTTGAAACCCGTATTCGTAAAACGAAAAGTTTACTTGCGCATAATCATTCGAAGTTTTGCGGATTATGGCCGCATTGCTCGCCGAATAGACGGGAACTATTGGGCAAACTCGCGCACGTTCACTGAAGGCGTTTGCAAGCGTGCCAACGATCGTAAAACCGTCGGACGTTATCGCGTTTACGGTTACGACTTCGTATTTCGTCCCTTCAAGCAAAATCGCAAGCGCGCCTTCGCGAAGGTCCGACCGCGTAGTATTGCAAACCAGGGCATTGGCCCCGATCGCAACGGCAGCCTTCAGCTTCGTTTGTTCGGTCCATAGCGGCCAATTGAACGAAGTTGAAAACTTATGAAACATAGTCGCGACGTGCCGACGAATTTCCCCTTGATCGTTGAAGAAAAACGATCCCGACCAAGATCGTTTAGGCAAACTCGCGAGCGATATCCGTTGCTCTTTCCCGTTGTCAGCCGTTAGCGTTTCGCTGGAATGAACCCAACGTTCCGTTATTTCCGTTTCGGGATTTTGCAATAGGATATCAAACGACATGTTATCCGCCCATCATTTGCTTAACGTCCGATTTACGACGGGCGATTACGTTCATAATCACTTCTTCGCCGTCTTCGCTATCCATTGCGCCGACGAAAGACTTTTCGTCAAAAAGGTTGACGATCTTCGGGTTAACCGAAACGTTCGTTCCGCCCCCGTTCTTATCGCTCGCCCGCTGTTGCGCAGGGGTTTCGATCGTCACGCGCTCGCCGCGCGAAACGTTCATATTGATATTGTTGCGATCAACGCCCGCTCTGCCGTCGACAATGAAGGCGCCGCCGTTCTGATAGCTGCCCACATTGGTTGACGCGATCTTTGCAACCATCATGCCCGTTTTGAGCGCGACGGCGGCAGCCGCGACGAAGTTCCAGGGCGGCGGAGCCGATGCAAGCGCCTTTTGCGTCGCAACGAAGCCGTCGATAGTCGCTTGCGCGATTGCCGCCGCCTTGTTGATCGCGCCGATTGCGCCATTGCCGCCTTTCGTAACGTCGGCAAGTGCGCCGAAGAAGTCCGATGCTGCCCCAAGACGCTGTTCGTCCGCCTTGATTTGAAAGGCAAGCTTCGCTCGCTGCGCTTGTTCTTCGTTCAGCACATCCATTTTACGAAGCCGATCAATTTCAGCGTAAACAGCGGCTTTGCTGTCTCGCATTTTTTGATCTTCAAGTATTGGATTTACAACGGAACCGACTTGCGATTGGACGAATTGCGATTGCTGCAAAGCGGCGTTGCGACGCATAAGCGCGTCGACTTCGCTGTTTACGCCTGCAACGTAATTCATCGAAAGAACAACGCCGTCCTTCAGCATCGCTTGGCGAATTTGTTCGTAATAATTTGCCTTCTGGACCTGATCGCCGTAATTGTGGGTTGCCGCTTCGGCGGTGTTCATCGCCTCTTTCAACTGAAACAACGGGTCTTTCGCTTCGGCAAGCTTGCGACCAGCGAGAACAAGTTGCTTGTTGTAATCGTCAAGGCTTATCGCGCCCTTGGTTAGCAATTCGTTTGCGGCTGCAACGGACGCGTTGAAATCGCGCTGCGGCCCGATCACAGCGGTATATATCTTGTCCATTTCGGCTTGAACGTACTTGTATTCTTGGATCGCGTGTATCTTCGCCGCGAAGCTTTGGATTTCCTGGGCATTCAACGGCATACGACGCTTCAAGAATTCTTCTTCGATTTGGTCAAGCCGTTGCTGTTCTTCGCGCGCATCCTTCAACATGTGCATACGGTTAAGTTCGTCGTCAAGCTTCTTGTTTTCGTCGTTAAGGTAATCCGCTTTCGTCTTGGGATCGGCGTTGCTAGGCTTCTTCGGATTGCGGTTGTTGATTACCGCGTTCGCTTCCTCGCGAAGCCGATCCTTCGCAGCCTGAATGCTGTTCTTTTTCCAATCGTTATAAAAGCCGGTCATTCCAGCTTTGGCCCTGTTAAAGGCGGCATTGTACGTATTTCCGATATCTTCCGCCGACGATCCTGTTGCAGCTTTCAGGCGCGGAATATGCACATCGGCAATCTGCGCAATATTCGATCCGAAAACCTTGTTAATGCCTTGGGCAATGCCGTTCAGCACGCTAATTGACATATTCGCGATCGTTTCAAGGTCTTTTATCGCTTCGTTAGCGCACGCGATAAAGAAGACTTCGAATAACCCTGGAAGGTTCGACCAGCCTTTGCGAATAACTTCGTAAGTGCCCACAAATGCCGCGTAAATACCAGCGGTCGCGTTTACCGCACCTTTAACAAGGTCGTCTAGCACTGACAAAGTATTCTTTTTCAGATTGCCAAGAGCGTCCTTTACGCCCGTGTAATCAGAAACCGTCTTTATAAGCCCGTGCCATACGTCGGCGAACTGAAGTTGAACGGTGTTGAATTCCTTAAGCTTACCGTTTGCGCCTAGCGTTTCATCGCCAAGCTTGCGCATTTCCTTATGCGTCAAACCAAGCGTGTTGGCGTACGCCTGAAGCTGCGGATTGGCTTCGCTTGCAATTGACAATTGAAACAGCTTCATTGCGCCAGCGACAACGCCAAGCGTGATCGCAACAGGCAACATGACGGTTTCGAGAATGCCAAGGGCGCCTGCCAGGACGGTTACGGAACCGGCCATGCGCGTAAAGTCGCCGCGTCCGCCTTCGCGTGCGAGTACGAACAATTCGCGGATAGCGGTTGAATTCAGCTTTGCCGACGTGCCAAGGCTTGCGATCGACTTCGCTTCCTGTTCGACCTTTTCGGCCCCGCCGGAACCTAGAAAGCCCTTGAAGTTCGCCGCCGCTGCATTGCTCGCCGTGAGCGCCGCCGCTTGCTCCCCAGGCGTCAAGCCGGACGCCATGCCAGCGGTTTGCGCGGCTGCCAGGGCCTTCGATCCCGTCGGGCCTGCGATCGGCCCTGAACGGCTCGCTGCGGCTGCCTGAGCATTGTACCGGGCAATGGTTTCGTCGATAACCTTGGACAACCGCTGTTGCGCGGCAACTTCCTTATCGATCGAAACCGTCGTTGTATCGTGGGCAGCTTTAACCTTGGTTTGCGCGGTCAATTCTTTGTTAAGCGAACTTGTCGCGTTATCGGTCGCATCCTTAAGCTTCTTCGTCGGCGTATCCGTAACCGTCGCAAGAGCGTCTTTCAGCTTCTTAACGGAACTTTCGCCAGCGTCGGCGCCTGTCGCAATATCCCGAAGCTTCTTCGAAATATTAGCGTCGATCTTATCGTTGATTTCAATATCGATCCGATCGTCCGCCATATCACAAGCCTTTTAACAATGTGCCTTTAAGCGTTTGAGCGAACTTCTTCGCATTAATTACCGAAGTTTGAACCCAACCGGAAGGCGCTTGTTTTGAAGAACCGTTGTTCAAGTCGACAATATAAGGGGCATTGTTCGACAAGTAAATAACCTGTCCAAGTTTTCGACCTTCAAGGGAATATTCGGCAATGTTCAACGTTGCTTCGGCGCTTTGCGTTCGCGACGAACCGCCTTCGCCTTCGACGTATGGCGGCAGGAAGCTGTCAGGACGGAACCCGAAAGAGGCTTGCCAGTTAGACAACGCTTGGGACGTGTCAACAGGCGTTTCGATCGCGGCTAAGTCTTCGACAAGTTCTAGCGTCACTGCAACGGTAAGCGCCGAAACACGGTCCGGCAATTCCTTGTCAATATTGCGGGTTCGTTTCGCTAAATCAGCCAAGGTTGCCATTGTTTTCCGCCTTAGGTGCGATCGACCTTCGATATTTCAAATACTCGCGATCCATGCGACAAATGTAATACCAAAGGTCTTCACGCTGCCATTCGTCGAATTCGTAATCTTGGGCGTAAGCGAAACAAGACGAACGTTTTATAGCTTCGTATTCGCTCGCGTCCCTTTCGAAATCAAGTTCGAACCAAGCGTTAAAATAAAGTGCAAGCCCTAGCCTTAGCCTTGGGGGATTTGCTAGGTCCAACGGTAACGGTTCGTTGAACCTAGCGCATTCCTGCCGTTCGCGTAACGCCCTATCTTCAGGCCACTTAACGGCGTGAATTAGGGCTTTTGCGAGTTTCCCGCGTTGTCTTCCCGTTCGCTATCGCGGAAGTTCGCCGCACGCTTGGCCTGGGATTCCCAATTGTCGTACAGGTCCGGCATTTCTTCGAACAGCTTCAGCGCGTTTTCGCGAGTGAACGGAAGATTCGAAGTGTCTTCGTTGTTGCCGGTCAATTCCGACTTCGGAAGGTTCGACCAGCCGAGAAGAACGGTATCAACGAAGACTTCCTGAAGAAGCTTTGCGCCGAGTTCGTTATCGAGTGTTTCGTTAGCGATTGCCGCGCTATGCGGGCGGGTCGCTTCTTCAAGCGCCTTGGTGTAACGCTTGTTCGAACGCGACATACGCGAAACACGAATTGTAATCGGCTTGCCGTTGTGATCGTTGACGGCAACGGGGATTTCGACGCCTTCGGTTTCCTTCGTCGAATTCGTCTTGAAAGTGTTACGAAGTCCCATTGTTTGTCCTTCCAAAGAAAAAAGGGGCAAGCCGAAGCCTGCCCCTTATCCCTAACCCTGTATCGAATGCGAAGCAATGCCGATTAGGCGTTGCCCACACTAGGCACATACGGAAAGAAGTTGAAAAGGACGGTATGGCCAAAGACGCTTTCGGCTGCGCTGTTCTTCAGCGGAACCATAATCGGCTTATCCATGTCGACCTTCAGCCGACCGCCACCCAGGGCGATAAGCGGGAAGTCTGCAACGATCGCCTTGTTCCTCGCCGCGTAAATGGCGTCGAACGTAACGTCGTCGTTTTCTTCAATCGAAGTCATCGGCGAAACAGTCGCGAAGTACGCGCTCGCTTCAATGTCGACTTCGAAAACGCCAGCGGTCGTATCGAAGGCGCCTAGCGTGCCTTGTGCCTTCGCAGCCGAAACGTTGTTCTTAATCGTGCCCTTCCATTCGGTAATACGGGCGAACAGCGAAGTCGGATTTAGCGTTGCCGGATCAACCTTAGCCATGCGAATGCGATAAACATTCTTCGACGTGTTAATCGGGTCTTCGCCAGGGGCGGGCAGGATCGTCCCCGAAGCCGCCGAAAGCGGCCCGTCGGCGCCGGTGCGCGTATGATAGCTTGCGCCAATGCCGGTCACGTCAACGCTAACCTTGTCGGTAAGCGGCGAAGTCCAAGTGAGTTCGTTAAAAACAAACCCGTCGATATATTCGGATTGCCGCCCGTCGGCATCGCGGCCAAGCGTGCGTTCGATCGTATGTGTATATTTTACGATCAAGTCGGGATCGTCTTCGTTGCGAATGACGGTGCCGAAGAAGATGCGAAGCGTCGTACCGACGCCCGTATCTGCGGCAGCGGCAAAAGTCGTCTTGTCGAAAACGATCGCAGTCGACGAAACCGACTTGACGCGAGCGTACCCGTACTGGCCCGCCGTGTCGTTGAACTGGTTTGCGCCAGCATCGCCGCCGACGAAAACCCATTCCCCGGGGATAAGGCCGAAGGTCGTCGGATTGATCGTCGAAGAAGTAAGGACGTAAGTTCCGCCGACGATCGATGCAACAACATCGGCAGCCGGGAACTGATAGCCGACAACGGTTACAGTCTGCGCAGCCGCCGCGCCTTCGTCGGCAAGCGCCGAGGAAGTCGAAACGTGCGTACCGTCAGTAATGCCGTTGCAAACGTGCAGGCCGTTGTTCGCGCTGTTGTCGAAGCCTTCAGCGAAGATCAACGATCCGGCGAGGAAATCCGCCGAACTGTCAACTGTGAAGTCGTCGGTTGCGGCAACAGCCGCGACGTTGGTCGAATGCCCCTTCTTGCGGGCCGCTGCGAAGCAAAACGCTTCGATTGTGGGCAGCATGTTGCCGAGCGTAACATCTTCGTTCCAACCGCCGTTTGCGTCAAGGTCGACAATGCCGCCCTTCAGACGCTGCCGCGAAGGGTTGAACGGTCGACGCGCGAGAAGCGTATATTCGCCGCCCATATCGTTGAACGAATTCGGTTCGCGCGTTGCCCATTCCGGCGAGCCGGGAAGAACGCGATTGCTTTCTTCGCGTGCGATGAACAGTCCAACGTTGTTGCTGTCTTGCTTTTCAACCGTCATTTAACCGGCTCCTATTAGTTTACGCCTGCCAATTGGTCGCTTCGGGCGCCTGGATCGTGTTCGCGCTGGCGTTTTCCGTATATTCGAATTCGGCGGTAACTTTCCAGCGATAAAATTTTTCTTCGGGCGCTAGTTCTTCATAGCGGCAATTCCGAAACCATACACCATTGGGCGTTTGAATTCCCCGAAAAATGTTGCGGGCTTCGATCGCCATGCGCTCGCCTAAGCGATAGCTGTCCGCCTTGCTGCGCAAGGCAAAGACTTGAACGAAGACAAGGCCGGAAGCGTCATAGCAAATCTTGCTTGGGCCGGGGTCTTCGTACGAAAGGAAGCCGCCTTGAACTTGCTTCGCATTCTGAATAGAAACGCGAACAAAATCAGTTTCGGGAACGGCGCCTTTTTCGAACCCTTGCCAACGAATAGGCGGTTTCGGATCGGCCAAATCAGCGATTGCCCAACCTGTATTAAACAGGCCGAACATTTCATCGCGTGCTTGCAAGGGGTTTGCGATCGGCATTAGATTTTAACCCAAACGAACCAAACAACCGGCGTACCGTCCGGCGCGAGGCGGTCAAGATAGCCTATTTCCGAAGGAACGCTATTGCGAACAACAACGTCGGTTAATTCAGGCTCGAAATCCGTTCCGCCTGCCATAAGGCCGACTTCGAAACCTTCGGCAATTTCGGTATCAGGTATCGAACGCAAAAATTCTGTTCGACCGTATCCCAAGTCGCGCGGTCGAAACCATGCAATTTTTACGTCGTGATCGTCCGGCGAACCGCTGCGAACGTCGCGCCAATCTTCGGCGCCGCTATCGTGAGCCCCAGGCTTGCGCCACACACAAGCGCCGCCCTTGGCAGCGATAAGCCGAAGCGCGGTCGCGATGGCGCCTGAATAGCCCATTAGCCGCGAATAACGTTGATGCCGAACCCGATGCCCACAACATAAGGCCGCAAGATCGCGTCAAGCGTAGGCGTTGTCGGTACGACGTTCGGGGCGCCGAAGTATTCCGTTTCGATCGGTCCGACTTTTTCGCTTTTAATGTAAGCATCGGTATTCCGATTGGGCATTAGTTCGATGCCCTGGGAAAGCAAAAGAACGGCTTCGCTTTCGGCCTTCTTAATTGCCTTCGGTATCGTATCCGTCGGAAGTTCTTCTTCGCCGATGATTACGTACTTGCGCGGCCATTCTAAAGGCTGTTCGAGCCCGTTGACGCGCTCGCCGTTAAAGCGACGGCTTTCGATAAAGTCCATCGCCTTGATGGCAAGCACGTCGGTTCCGGCATCGTCGGCAATAGTTACGCCGCGCGCCGCTGCATATGCGATGATTTCGGCTCGCGTCACATAGCTGTTAGCATCTGCAACGTTCGTTCCGTCTTCGATAGTCAGCGGCACGCGGCGTCCCCCGTCAAGCTTATGCGAACGTCGCGGTTGCGGTTGCGGTCAACGGCGTTTCGCTGCCAGCGCCGTCCCAATCGTACGACGCGGTAATAACCGACGTACCCGCGCCGCCATTGGCGCCGGTAACAATGCCGGTCGACGCGCCGACGGTGCCCTTGCCGGTCGTTGCCGAAGTCCAAGCGCAAGCCGTGGTTACGTCGGTAAGGACAACGCCGCCGGTTTCGGGATCGTAAACCGCCTTGACCGCGACCATCTGCCGCGTTCCGCCATTCGCGGTGATATTGCCGCCAAGGTTGAAAAGCTTCAGCGCGGCAATGCCGACGGTGTTGTTCGGCGTTACGTCGCCGTCGGGATAAAGCGCCGTATCGACGGCGGTTCCACCGGAAGCGGTAAGGTATGCGGCAGGGATTGCACCGGCAAGCGCGTCGGCGGGTTCAAGTCGCCCGTCGCCGTACGTCGCCGGTACAAGCGCGTTGCGAATTTGCACGTTGCCGACGATAGCGGCGATTTCGGCGGCTTCGTCCGCCGTCGCTTCCATGCCTGCCGTGAAATAGAGAACTTTACGGGCCATTTGACTTCCCTTCGTTTAGGCGTTGGGCTTCCAGCCCTTCGCGGCTTCAGGCTTGGGCGCCGGGGCCTTGGGCTTGGCGGCGTTTCCGGCGTCCTGGGGCTCGCCAGCGCCTTCGCCTTCCCCGGTGCCCGCATCGCTCGCCGGGGGCGCCACGGGGCTGCCCTGGGGCGCGCTGGCAGCCGGTACAGTCGGGCGAGAGGGTTCGACGAACGGGCCTTTTTCTTCGGCGGCTTCAGCATAGCGCGGCGGCACGGCGCCAGCGACGATATCGAAGTCTTCAATGGCGTCGCGGTCCCCGATCATTTCCGCATTGCGATAGCAAACGTTATGCCGGGCGTCGTACTTTTCAATCGCGGCGTCGTCTTCGGCGGTCGACGCCGAACCCGCGATGAAATAAAGAACCTTGATTTTCTTCTTTGCCATTGTTTCAACTTTCCCGGTTTACCTTTCGTCGCGCTCGCCAAATACGAATGCGACGAAAGGGGCGGACCGAAGCCCGCCCCAACCGTTCCGCGGTTACTGCGTGAGAAT